AACTGAAGCACATGCACACCATATAGGTATTGTATCTGGTATTTTACCTGATGGTAGAATTACCACAATTGAAGGAAATACTTCTGGTGGTGGGTTTAATAGGAATGGATGTGGGTGTTTCTCAAAGACACCTACAAAGGGAATTGTGGGTTATGTTATACCGCCAGGGTGTATATAATCAAAAAAACCTAAAACAAATATTTATAGGGAGAGGAATCAAAACCAAAAGAAAAGTAATGGATACCGATAAATTAGTAAAGGCAATACAAATTATTGTAAAAGAAGAGATTAAATCAGTTTTACCTACCTTAGTAAGAGAAGGAGTTAAAGCTGAAATGAAGAAATTGTTGAAAGAAAACAAGCAATTGAGAGAAGCATTAAAACCACAACCAACTCAACCTACATTTATGGATAGTGAGCCGGTTGTTGAAACTAACTCACATGCTTTTCAAGCGAATGGAACTCAACCACAACGAATGTTAAGTAAGAATCCTGTTTTGAATGAGATTTTAAATCAAACTCAACCATTCAACGGAAGTCAACATACACAAATGCCATCTTATGCTGGTGCACCAACTGAAGTATCAAGCGGAACAATGAGTTTCAACTCATCCGATACTCATATGTTGGGAGCTAGTAACATAGCAGCTAAAATGGGATATGGTGATATGATGGGTGGACAAAGACAAGGTTTGGGAGTTCAAACAGGTAACCCAGCATTAGATAAAGCACTAAATAGAGATTATAGTGGTTTAATGAAAGCAATGGATAAAAAGAAAGGCCCTTGGAGACCTGGAATGGAATAAGTAGATGGCAATTGAATTAGGAACAAAAGTAGTAAAGGATACCCAATCGTATAATGATTATGCGATAGGAATTTCTTTACCCCTGCAATTCGATAATAATACATTTACTCAGACATTTCAAACTTCCGAACAAGTAAAATCTAACATTAAGAATTTACTTTTAACTAAAAAGGGAGAACGAATTCTTCAACCTGAATTTGGTAGTGGATTACAAGAGTTATTATTTGAACCATCTACTGTTGATTTTGAGGGAAGAATAGAAGATACTATTAACGAATCAATTGAAAGATGGTTACCTTATGTAACGATTGAAGAGATTAATATTGAAGCAACCGATGAGTTAAGAGATAACAATAGAATAAATGTTTCGTTAAAATTTAGAATTGGTAATAATGTAGACTTGACCGAAGTAACATTTACCGCACAGGGATAGTAAGATATGGCAATTACAAAAACAACAAAAAACTTTAAGAATAGGGGTAAGGATATTAACTACCTCAATAAAGATTTTGCTCAATTTAGAGGAAATTTAATTGAGTTTGCTAAAACTTATTTCCCAAGAACTTATTCTGATTTTAATGAATCATCACCTGGTATGATGTTCATTGAAATGGCATCATATATTGGTGATTCACTTTCATATTATATTGATGATACTTTAAAAGAATCATTGATGGTTCATGCGGAGGATATTGAGAATGTAATTGCACTTTCACAATATTTGGGATACAAACCAAAGGTAACATCACCATCGGTAACAACTCTTTCCGTTTATCAGTTAGTCCCATCAACTGGTTCTGGAACCAACAATACATATGATTCAACATATCTATTAAAAATCAAAGCGGGTATGCAAGTAAAAACCGCAAATGATATAAAGTTTATTACACAAGATGTAGTTGATTTTTCGGATGATACAGATAGAGAAATTACTATTTATCAAAAAGATGCTGTAACCGGAGAAGCTTCATTTTATTTAGTTAAAAAGTTTGTTAAAGCAATTTCAGCTGAAGTTAAAACTTTAGAATTTGATTTCACTACATATGAGGCATTTCAAACTATAAACTTATCAGATACCAATATTATTGATATCTACGATGTAAGGGATTCAAATGGAAATAAATGGTATGAGGTTCCATATCTTGCACAAGAAATGGTATTTACTGATTATCCGAATACTGAAACAAATGACCCAGACCTTTATCAATTTAAATCAACAGTTCCATATGTGTTAACTACACTTAAAACTGCAAAACGATTTACTAAAAAGGTAAATGGTGATAGCACAACAACTATTCAGTTTGGTGCTGGTGACCCAAATGTAACTGATGAATCTATCATTCCAAACTTAAAAAATGTTGGATTGGGATTACCTAATTCAATTTCAAAATTGGAAGCTTCATTTGACCCAACAAACTTTTTGAAAACAAACACATATGGTTCATCTCCATCAAATACTACAATTACCGTAAAGTATTTAGTTGGTGGTGGTGTTGAATCTAATGTTGCAAAAGGAACATTGACAAAGGTTAGTTCTATTGAGTTTGAAGAAGATACTCAATTATTTACACAAACTCAAAGAGCACTTTACAATTCAACCAAAAACTCCATAGCAGTAGATAACGAAGTTCCTGCAACGGGTGGTAGAGGTGGTGAAACCATTGATGAGATTAGAGAAAACGCTTTAGCAAATTTTGGTTCTCAAAATAGAGCGGTAACCGCAAAGGATTATCAGATTAGAGTATTATCAATGCCAACTAAGTATGGTTCGGTTGCAAAGGCTTACGCTACCGCAGATGGAACATTAGATAACAACTCACCATCATCTATTTTAAGTTCACCAAAAGCAATGCAAGAGTTTACTGATTTGGTAATGAGTTTTGTTGAAAAGCCAGATAACGAAGAACCAGATAGAAAATCAGTTCAGCAGGAATTGCAAAAATTCTTAATTGGTAAAACTTCAAATGAAAACGAAAAGAACAATCCATTTGCTATCAACCTTTACTTATTAGGATATGATGGTAATGGTAAACTTTCTACATTGAATAGAGCGGTAAAAGAAAATATAAAAACATATTTGAATGAATATAAGATTTTAACTGATGGTGTTAATATCAATGATGGATTTATTATAAACATTGGAATTAACTTTGAGGTTATTACTTATAGCAATTATAATAAGAGTGAAGTTATCACCTCATGTATTCAGGAGTTAAAAGATTATTTTAACATCAATAATTGGACATTCAATAATACTGTAAATCTAAGTGAAGTGGAACTTATTATCGCAAATGTGGATGGTGTTAGTTCGGTTCCAAAGTTAGAAATTGTAAATAAGTGTGGTGGTCAATATTCACCAAACTCATATAACATAACCGCAGCGATTAAAGATAAAATTTTATATCCATCTTTAGACCCATCGGTTTTTGAAATCAAATATCCAGATGTGGACATAAAAGGAAGAGCAAGATAATGGCATACTATTTCTTAACAGCATCAAAAGATGCATCGGTATATCTCCAACAACCTGACCAAAATTGTGGTTTAGATGAGGTATTGGAAGTAAGTAAGGTTTACTATGGTAATATCAAAGATGTATCAAGAGCACTCCTTAAATTTGATTTACAAGGTATATCCGAAAGTATATCGAATGGTGATGTTGTTCTTTCTGAAGCAACTTTGATTTTAAGAGAAACTGAATCCGAAGAACTTCCATTGGAATTTACATTAGAAGCTTATCCAATTTCACAAAGTTGGGAAATGGGCAAAGGAACCCGTTTTGATGATATCACAACAGGTGGTGTAACTTGGAACAATAGAGAAGGTGATTCCATTTTAAGATGGTTGCAAGCCGGTGAATTCTCTGAAGTATCAACTGGTTCATACGAAGGTAAAGGTGGAACATTCTATTACGATGTTTATGCTACGCAAGATTTTGAATATCAATCAAAAGATGTTCATATGGATGTTAAAGATATTGTTGAAGATTGGATTAGTGGTTCGATTGTAAATGATGGAATTATTCTTAAACTTCCATTTGAATTAGAAAACGATACAAATGATTATGGAATCCTAAGATTCTTTAGTAAGGAAACAAATACAATTCACCAACCTAAGTTAAGAATTGGTTGGGATGATACTTCGTTTACAACTGGTTCGTTGACCGAACTAATATCTGAAGAGATTAAAGTAGGTATTAGAAACTTTAAGAAAGAATACAAAGTAAATACAACTCCAAAGTTGAGAGTAGTTGGTAGAGATTTATATCCAATCAAAACATTCTCAGCAACCGCTCAATATGGTATTAGTAAATTCTTACCAACAACTTCATATTATCAAATTTTAGATTATCACAGCAATGATGTAATTGTTCCATACTCAGAATACACAAAATTAAGTTGTGATTCTGATGGGAATTATTTCAATTTGAATTTGACTAATTGGGAAGTGGATAGAGTATATAAAATTGAATTTAAAGTTGTAATTGATGGGGCTCCTCAATTCTTCGATGAAGATTATACATTTAGTGTAGTATCGTAAATATGAAAAACACCGGATTAAAAAATGAAACCCAAGTTGGGAAAATTTTAGTTAGTGGTTCTTCTGCATTAAAGCAAAAGAATGAAGCCGGTGTGCGTTTATTCGAAGAATCTGATTTGACAGATGGTATTATTGGTGGAAAGTTAATAAGACCAAACTATAATACATCCGAACTAAAAAAATCATTAGATACTACTATATTCGAATTATTACCACAAGAGGCACCTCAGTTGCCCGATATGGTTCTTCGTTCGGTATATAATGTAGTAACTCAATCTGTTGAAGATTTAACATTGGAAGTTCAGAGATTAAATGTTGAAGTTGGCACTTTAACTTCTAAAATTTCTCAATTAGAAATTGTAAGTGAAAGTTTAAAAATTGAAGTAGATAATCAAAGATTAAAAGCAAACATTGCAGATGGGCAAGCTATTACAGCAAATAAACAAATAGCAACCACAACAATAGATTTACAAAACGCTATTCAAAACTCAATCAATGAAGCAATTGAACGAGTATCACTAACTGCTAGAGTAGAGGCATTACAAGAATCATTCAGAGTTCAAAAACAATTAACAATTGAGCAGGAAAAGGTAAATGCTGCACAAACTGCATTAGAAGGATTAAACGGATTCTACGAACAAACTGAAAACGCCGGTTGGAAGATATCTCCAAACTTAGTTAGTAACGAAACTAAATTTGGTATGTATATTGAAACCTATAACGATAATAAGTTCAATATGCTTAACGGACCTCGTGTTGTATTCTATAACTTCTCCGATACTGAACAAACATTTACAATATCAGGTGCACCATCGTGGTTGAAAGTTCCTGCTCCGTTTAAAGTTCCTGCTAGAAACCAAGGAACTGCTGGATTAACTGCTGTTACATTTGAGTGGAAGGCTATTTCTGTTGGTGGACAAAGTAAGAGAAATTTTGAACATAAGAAAAACCTTATTATCAATACAACATCTGGTGATACATTAACACTACCGGTTACTTACTTTAAAGAAGTTAAGAGAAAAGATACATGGTCTCCTAAATATATGGTTAAAGTAGATGTTGGTCAAGACACAAGCGCTGCAGCAACTCAAATTAAACAAGGTGGTAGATAAATTTAAATTATTATGGCTATAAAATCATTTAAAGAAATAGTAGATAATAAGGCATACCGAATTAGTGCCAAAGATAGAGAGATTTTCGAACAGGGAACTATTCAATCTTTTTTTGGGTTTTCTG